GCTCGCGTACAAAGCGCGGCGGGGCGGGGTCTCGTGGCTGTTAGAGCGACTCCGATTCCATCTGCGAAAGCAGGAGCCTGGCGCGTGCCACCGACGGATCGGTTGCCACTCGCTTTGGTCCAAGTTTCTCGCGGACGGTATCAATAACCTCGGCCTCATCTGCGGACAGCGGTTGCGCTGTCTTGATGGACTCAAGGGCAGAAATAAGGCGGTCGGCGTCAACGCCCATCCTGGGCGCGACCTTGCGGACCGCTGTAAGACCGAGCGTCGCGGGGTAGGCTGGCGTCTGCCCTGCCGAGAGGACGCTCACCTCAAAGAGATTGACCTCCCGAAGCGTGCGGACATCCTCGTCCCACTCGTCGCCGTTCTTAGGAATCGTAAAGCCGAAAGACATGCCCATAGCGGCAGCCTCGTGGGTCAACTTGGAGATAACGCCAGCGGCGTCTGGATCGGCTGGGTCAAGGCGAGCCTCAACCTTCAAGCCTCGCTCGTCCTCAGTCAGCGCAAGGCGACCGCTTGCCGTTGTCGCAAGTGCGCGGGTCTCGTCATGCCCGAACAGGAAGGAGATGATCTTCTTGCCTTCTGCCGCTCGACTTAGCGTTCGTCGGAACGCCCCAGGGGCGATCACTTCAGTGAACGGAAGCCCAGCCGACGGTGCGCCAAAGAGCGCAGCGTAGCCTGTGAATGTCTTTTGACCGTCCTCGGTATCGGATACCGTGAACTCCCCCATTGGCAAAGCACGCGTTTCCAATTCCTTCACATCAAACCTCTCTTCATCTGTTGCGAGTGGCGCGAGCACACCGTCCGCCCACTCTAACACTCGATCTGTTCCGTTCTCTGCTGTCGGGTCCACGCCCCAGAGGTAAGCAGCAACGGCTCCTGGTCCTGGAAAGTCCTCATTCTGCGCATCGTTATTTCTAGGCACGCCTTCCCAGTCTTGTCGGTGACGCAGAATCCAAGCGCGCATTCTGGTGACCTTGTCGTCTTGCACCTTGCCTGCCCTCAACTGCCTTGCCTCCTCAATCGTTTGATCGGTCAAGCCTTCCCCCGCGTAGCCGTTGCGCTGGTAAGTCAATCCTTTCTCGGCAGCGACCTGGATGTATTCAGGAACATCAATGAGGACGCGGGCCTCGTCCTCGTCCTCATCGTCGTCGTCTTCGCCGCCATCGTCAGGCTCCCAGGCATTACAATAGTAGGCGCCGCTGACATAGTCATCCCACTTCTCGCAGAACGCTTTGTCGCCTTCTACCTTTGCCTCGTTGTAGAACAGGCAATTTCCACAGGCTCGACCTTCTGGTACATCTTCAGACAATGCAGGACGATAATTGTCGGGCAGTGCTCGTTCGCCGCCAGGCTCAATTCCTTCGGCTAGTGATACGGCGACCATCTGCTCAACAGCGGCCTCCTTTGTCGTGTGGCAACCAACAATTTCTCCGTCCTCTTTGACGGTAGCCCAGCCCGCGCAGCCCTCGGCTGTATCCGTGATGAAGTACGGCATCAGGCTTGCGGCTCCGATTCGCCCACGACGCCAATGTTCAGCGGCTTCCAGTAATCGTCGCCACCTTCAATTGGAGATCGATCTTCAAGTGCGCGCACCTCGTTGATGCTCAGGAAGCCGTTATTGAGGCCAGTGGCATAGGCGTTGTAGCGCTCCTGTGTGGTAGCGCGGAGCAGTCCGTCAAGGGTGAACTTTAGGAAGGTCTGCTGGCTGCCTGGCACGATGCGCTGGAAGGATGACTCAAGGCGGGCGATCATTGAGCCTAGCCCTAGGCGCAGCCACTCGATGCCGATCAACTCAACTGAGGCATAAGATGTGTTCCCGCCTGGGTACTGGAGCATGTGCAGCGGCACGCCGTAGATGCGAGCGATAGCCTCTACGCCGTAATGCATCGTCTCCACAAGTTGGAGGTCGCTAATCTTGGCACCAAGTTGCGTGTAGTCGGCTCCCCCAGTTAGGACGGCCACGCGCCACGCCTTCTCCACGCCACCGTGTCGGCGTCCAAATCCGTTGCGAAGTGCCTCTGCTTGATCCTGAGTCAACTCGCCTGGGACCTTGATCAGCCCACCGACGCTTGCGTTGTTCTCGTAGAACTTCGCGCTAAAGATTTGCGTTGCGCTTGCTAGGCCGAGGGTCACCTTGTGGTGCTCAACTGGCGAAAGGCCTCGATGGTTTTCAGCGGTGGCGAATAGCGGGATGTGGATGATGTCTTTAGTCGTGAGAATCGCCACGCCTTCAACGGTCTCAATGTGGTAGATCGGCTCGCCGTTTTCTCCTGAACGGATCTCTACCTTCTGCGGGTCTAGAACGCGAGTCTCAACAACATCGTCGGATGAGTCCCTGAGGCAAAGCACGAACGCGTTGCCATCTAGCAGCAACGAGGTCACCACTCGATGCTTGAACTCAAACGATGTGAAGTTAGGATTGTTAGGAATCGGCGTGTCCATCCAGCGCGGTCGCGGACGGTATGGTCGGCGCGTTCCGTCAATGCGGATGTAGGTGTCCCAGGGCATCCCCGCGACTGTGTTTGCATAGAGGGACACGGCTGCGTATAGGGCGCCAATACTCGTGGCGTTCTCTTGCGTTACGAGAACGCCAGCGGAGGCGCTTGATGCCTCCTGGGCTAACCACTGGCCGCCAATAAACCGTTCCTCTCGTGGCTGTTGCCGTCCTAGGACGCGATCAAGGATTCCCATCGTTCTCCTTACAACTCAATCCACTGGACTGCTGGCTTTGGCGCAGGCGCGGGCGCGCTGCCCAGTGTACCTGCTCGGCTGTGAGCCATGATAGCCGCGACCAACAAGTCGATGCGCTTGAGCGAATTCTTGCTCTCCTTCTTAACCATCAGGCCGTTCCTGCTGTAGTAAGGCGTGGCGTTGGCAGCGTGCCGAGCCAGGCGAGGATCACCGTCGTGCTTGAGTTGCATATTAACAACAGCATCATAGAACGAAGCCGTCGCTGGAACCATACGGCTAGGTGTTTGTGGAAACTCCACAATCGGTAGACCGACCTGCGCCCAGGCTTCCATTGAACGCTGCCAGCGGAATGGGTCGCAGACGATCTCTACAATCTTGTGCTTGCTGAATAGCGCGAGCATCTTTGCCTCAACCTCCTCAATTGGTACTCGCCACGCCAGGTCGCCGTCAATCGGGCGCTCCCAGTGCCCTAAGACAAACAGGCCCTTGTCTGCCACGCGGCAGGCGACGATGGCTGTCGAGTCGTTAGAGAAGGAACCGTCAAAGCCCAGCACGATCTCGTCCTCATCGTTTAGGGCAATCTGATCATCCTTGCAGGCGTCCCAGGTGCCGCCTGGAAGGTAGGGGTCGGAAGAGTAGACCCATCGACATAGGCGCTTCGTTTCGTACTCGTGACGAGGGATGGATCGTGCGGCGGCGGCAAAGTCCTCAGGGTCTAAGAAGTCCCCATAGGCTGGGTTCGCGGCCTTTGCAGCCTCTGGCGAGTCCCACGCAAGATTCTCCTCAGCCGAGAAGCACTTGAAATAAAACGCCTCATCCTCAAGTTCACCACTCTCTAATCGCTTGCCGTATTGCCAGAGTTTGTAGCAGAGGGAGTCCTGGCCGCGATTGTCGGTCTTGGTTCCAGCCGTAGAAATTCCAAGCACTAGCGGGTTCTTGCGCGCCCCGCTGCCTAGGTTGACGGTTGCCCAGAGCCTATCGTCTGGCTGGACATGGATTTCGTCAAAGAGTACGGTGCTGAAGTTGTAGCCCTCAGCGCGGGACGCTTCAGATGAAAGAACGCGGAGGACAGAACCTGTCTCCGAGTATTCAATAACATCCCGCAGGACATGAAGTTTGCGAGATAGCACAGGGTCTAACTCAACCATCCTGGCGCACTCACGAAAGATGATCCTTGCCTGGGCGCGGTCGCCAGCCACGATAGCGACTTCGGCCCCTATCTCGTTGAAGAGCGAGTAAAGCGCGATCCCAGCCGCCAGCATCGACTTGCCGTTCTTCCTAGGCATCAGGAGTAGCCCGCGCCTATAACGGCGCTTCCCATCCTTGCGGTGTGTGAATAGATCGTGCAAAATCTGCCGCTGCCAAGGGCGGAGTTTGATCAGTTGCCCAGCCTCGTCTCCTTTAGAAAGACGGCAAAAGGACTCAATGAAAGAAGCAACAACCTCGCCCTCAGGCGCGGCGGGCGGCTCGGATGATTGCGTCGAGTTTCGCCGTTGCCGAGTTGGCTTGGCCATCGATGTCCCCCTTCAGTCCTACTCTAGCCGCTGGCGTCAGTCCGAGTTCTCGCGCATACTTTTTGACCGCGTCAGCGTTATCGCGCACGACCTGGTGCAGCGGGTTCTTAACATACGAACCGTCCCTGCCCTTCATCAGCGGGCCAGTCTTGTTAAGCATCTCCTCTGCCTGAAGGTATCGTGCAAACGCCTCTGCGTAAAGCCTCAGCACATCCCTATCGGCAGAGGTCAATACACCTGTTGACCCTAGGGCGTCAACCACGCGCTCCCAAATAACCCGCGCCTCCTGGCGCATGTCAGGCGGTGGCGTGAGCGCCCCGCCTGCTGGAATCGGTTCCGCGTAATTAATTACGCTAGGGCGAGTCTCTCCTCCAAGTATCTTGAGCCTAGTCGGCTTAGGTGCTGGCCCCCTGGTGCCCATCGCTACCTCGATGAGGCAAGGAAGAGGCGTGCGTACTCCTTAGCCTTCGTGATGTTGTGATCCTGCCAGTTGCCGCATTGCTGCTCGTTGGCGGCAGGCACTTGATTCTCCTCTAGGATTCGCAGCAGCGCCTTACGAAGATCGTCCAGGACGCCCATCGTATCTGCGTCACCGACCTCGCTGAGATAGAACCCAGTTCGGCATCCCATTGGCGAGATGTCAATGACGCTCGGTCGCTGATCGCGGATTGCTACGGCAAGCATGTGCTCCAGCGAGTGCAGGCCGTCGGTATCCATCACGCCCTCGTTCGGGGTGATGAAACGCAGGTCGTACTTGGAGATGTTGCACCCCCCCAGGCCGCTGCCCGCTAGGCGGACAAACGGCGCTGTGAGGGTGCGGTGATCAAAGTCAAAAGACTCGACCGCTTGGTTCATCGTGGTGCACTTACGCGATTGTGTTCGGCCAAGTGCTTATCCAGCGAACCTTCGCCGCGTTCGCCTATTCTCGCCAGCCCGCATTCTGCGGATACAGAGAAGTCTAGGTCTGGCGCGCCAGTCTTAGCGGCCAAGATCAGTGCATTTGTACGTGCGGCATCACCTTCGTAATCGATTACGCCCAGCGATACTTCGGCGCCGTCATGCTTTAGGTTTCTCAACGCCGCATAGTAATCCGAATGCAAACCGCTGTCTCGATCTGCTGGGAAATGCAGGAAGTCAGCAGGTGAAATGTGCTGCACTGCATTTGCCAATTCAACAGTCAAGTCAAGGTTTTCTGGCTGCTTGAAATGGCGGTGGCCATAATCTCCGAAGCAGTAATGCACACCGCGATCAACTGCTTCTGGGATTGCCAGCAAAACATCGCCAATTTCATCAGCAATGTCCTCAACAGATGTATAGCCTTCATCCGCTGGGAAGGCACCAACGAGCACTCCAATCTCTGCGGCAATGTCAACCTGAATTGAGAGTTGATCGTTCGGAATAGCCGCGCAGATTGTTGCGATTTCATCCAGCAGCGCTGGCTTGTAAGCATTCATCCAGTCTTGATTGGCGCCATACTCGCCCCAACAAATGGCTACAGCATATGGAGATGGAAGGCTGACCTGGAACAGAGTGCCATCCTCAATGACGCCTTCGGCTTGGAGTCGCTGAAAAATCTCCCAGGATGCAATTGCCGCCTCGCTATATCCGAGCGCCTTGCCTGGAATCTCGGTGCCTGGATCAATGTGAAGGCTTGGCAGTTCGCCGTAATCGGTCACCTTCTTGGTGCCATGAGTGACACCTGAAACAGCCAGCAGGCGTGGGATCTGAAATCCGATCCAATAATTACGTTCGCCTGTTTCGCCGTCAGGCAATCGCTTGAGTTTGCCACGCAAAGCCGTCGCGGCCTTCCTAAAGACCTCCTCGGCGCTATCGCCCTTAATGCTTCCCACCAGGTGCGCTCCAATAACCTTTCCCATTGCTACTCCTTTACAAACGAGACGGCTGCGCCGCTCGACTCTAGGACTGGTTTAATTCCAGTCATCTTCTCAAACCTAGCGCAGATAACATCCGCGTACTTCGGCTCAAGTTCTACTCCGTAGCCTATCCGCTTAGTCTGCTCAGCCGCCAGGATGGTCGTCCCAGAGCCGCAGAACGGATCAACCACGATCCCATCGATAGGCGCGCTGTTCTGGATGAACCGCGCAACCAATCCAATCGGCTTCATTGTGGGGTGCTCTTTATTTGACTTAGGGCGGTCGTGATGGATTGCGGATACCTCGTTGTTAGGACCGTACCAGCCAGCGCCGCCGCGTCCCCTGCGACCTCCTCCTGGAAGGTAGCCGAATAGAATCGCCTCGTGCTGCTGGTGGTAATCGCTATGGCCCATCACCATTGAGTCCTTGACCCAGATGAGGCGTTGATGCCAGCGCCAGCCCTGGGCCAAAAAGGCGTTCTGAAAGAACACAGAATTAGGACCATCAGGGTGCGCCACATAAACGGCAGCGCCTTCTATACCGTGGTCATTTGCCAACCCGAACACGCCATCAAGCAGACCTTCAAGTCCAGCCAGGCCGTCGTTCTGGATTGTAAGTTTCTCCTTCGTCTTGCCCTCGTACTCAATTCCATATGGCGGGTCGGTCCATAGCAAGTCAAAGCGCTTGCCGCCCATCAACTTCTGCCAGGTTTCTGGCTTGGTGCTATCCCCTACAACAAGTCGATGGCGACCCAGGACCCAGGCGTCGCCCGCCTTGGAGATAGGCGTCTCTGGAGCCTCTGGCACATCGGTCTCATCAACATCTAACTTGCCCAGCGCCTTAGCGGCATTGATAGCAAGGTCGCCCAGGATGCCTTCCAACTCCGCGTTATCAAAACTCACATCGCTTAGCAATTCAGCAAGTTTAGCGCCGTCGGTTACGGCCATCGCAGCGAGCGGATCAATGGTCGCCAGGACAAGGTTCTCCTCGTCTGGGGTCAACTCAACATAGGACACAGGGATGCTCTTGGCGCCGTCTTTCATCGCAAGGCTGGCGCGTAAGTGCCCATCAACAAGATGCCCAGTTGTGCGGTTGACGATTACGCTTTGCACCCAGCCGACTTGACCGAGGACACCAGAAAGCGCGTCCTGCTGCGCCTGCGGATGGATGCGCCAGTTGCCAGGGTTGGCGAGTAACTGCTCAGGGTCCTCTTCGCCATGTCCGACGATCCTTGTGCGCCAAGCGCTTCCGTCGCTCATAGTGCCACCTCATTTTCCCAGGGCAGATCAAGATCAGGGCGGCCAAAGTGCCCGCCTCTGGCGCAGGGCTGATACTTGACTGAGCGCAGCCCTAGCCGCTCAATGATCGCGCCTGGTCTTAGATCAATTACATTGCGGATCTCCCTTGCCAAGTCGCCGTCCTCGGCTTCGCCAAAGGTGTCGACATTGACCGCGACTGGTTCGGCAACCCCGATGGCGTAGGCCAACTCAACCTCGGCGCGGCGGGCAATCTTATTAGAGACGATGCTCTTGGCAATCCAGCGTGCGGCGTAGGCGCCAGTGCGATCCACCTTGCTGGGGTCCTTGCCACTAAACGCACCGCCTCCATGTCGAGCGGCGCCGCCGTAGGTGTCCACGATAATCTTGCGGCCAGTCAATCCAGAATCGGCCGCTGGACCGCCGAGGACAAAGCGGCCTGTCGGGTTGTAGTGGAAGTCGGTGTTGTCGGTAATCATCCAGGCAGGAAGTAGGCGTGCCGCAATCATCGCAAGCGACGAGCGAACCTCCGAGATAGAGATCTCTGGATCGTGCTGCGCTGAGATGACGACGCTTGTGATCTCCACTGGTTCGCCATCCTCATATGCCACCGACACCTGGGCTTTGCCGTCTGGCCGCAACCAAGGCAAGCGATTTGCCTCTCGGTAGTGGGTAAGTCCTAAGGTTAAACTTCGCGCAAGCGAGATCGGGAGCGGCATCAATTCAGGAGTCTCTTTGGCGGCATAGCCGATCATCAAACCCTGGTCGCCAGCGCCTTGACCAAGCGGATCAAGGCTATCAACGCCAAGAGCAATGTCGGAGGATTGACGCGAGATAGAAACCAGGACTCCAACGCCATCTGCGCTCACTCCATAGGCTGGATCGGTGTAGCCGTTCTCCCGAAGGACAGCGCGCACCACCATTGGAACATCGACATAGCCGTTGCAGGCAACTTCACCGAACACCCAGACCGCGCCGTCCTTGGCCGCAGCCTCAACAGCGACGCGAGCGCCCTCGTCTTGCTCAAGTAAAGCGTCCAGGACGCCGTCGCTTATCTGGTCGCAGATCTTATCTGGGTGACCGCCAGTCACCGATTCCGACGAGATCAGTTTTCTCATTGCTCCTCCAAATCCAATCCTACACCTAAACCGAATAACCTCTCCGCCCACACACGGGACTCGGCGCTGGTCTTC